CGGATATGAAGAACTGTTCCACCAGGAAGCTTCAACTGGTCCACCATCACCAATGGCCCAGCTTTTTTGATATCTTGCATTGACACTTTGATTCAACACAGACCCACCTACTACGCTGTCTTGTGGGCTTAGTAATTCTCCTTCGCCACCGGTGGGTATGACTGAAGTCAATCCAGGTCTTGCATAGTTGGGCTTGTAATAAGGAGCCACAGGATCTGCCACAAGACCGGCTTCCAAATCATCCCATAGCACCAAGTTGTCTTGAGTGTACGGAGCTGGACCATAGCTATCCTGCCACCAGGTGGGCTCTATGGAGAATCCCAGCATTTCCCAAGGAGCATAACTTGGCTGTTGAGTGTCGTAAAAATAGCGATATATGCCGCGCCAGGCACCCAGTAGATTTTCATTGTTGAGTCGATTGGTGGTATTGCTATAATTCCAGGTAAACTCATTTGTGGCACTGAATGTTTGTTCTTTGAAGTTTAATTTGTTCCAGCCAAGATAACTCAAGAGATCTGTACCAAAGATGGTATTGATTTCTTCAAAGGTATATCCTGTGTCGCGGAATTGTCCTGGCAAAACATTTTCTATAGTGAGTGGTACTGGATTATCATCTTGTTTGATGTTGTTGTAGATTCTTGTTTCAAACTCCAACAGCACTTGATCTCTGATGTCTCCAAAAACTGGGGTTTGGCTGCCATCATGTCCAATAATAAATTCGCCATTGGCGTTTGAAGTCACCAAGGTTGTGATTTCTGGTTCGTATTTTGGATACAGTCCCATTTTGCTGGGGGTATTGGGTACAAAATTGCCGTAAGTGGCACTGTATTCATTGATTGTGACTACGCTGCCTAAGGCAAGAGTGCTTAATATTGTGATTCGTGGACCGTCAGTGGCCACAACATAATCTTGATCTCTGACCAAAATCACATTGTCAAGGTATACACAAAGCCCAAGATAATTTGCTGATGCGTAATCATACGTTTGCACAGTGTCAAATGTGGTTATTGTGGTAAATCCCACAGTGTAACTGTTGCTGTAGGTAGTGATACCTTGTGGCAGCATGTCACTCCAGTAAAACGGTTGACTTTCTAGTTTGCCTAACGTGATATCTTGAATGGCCTGATCAAGAATCTCAGCAGTGGTTTTGAATGCAATGTTATTTTGAGTCAACACCGCGTCCAACATCTGTGCTTTGAATTTGATATATTCTCTACTGTTGTATTGTAATGATGCAAATATATTGTAGCTGTCACTGCGCATGAAATAGCCAGCCAAGGTCAATGGTGCGCTCTGTTGCAAGATCTCTTGGCCATAAGGAACAATATTACCAAGATCTCTACTGTTGTTTGCACCGTTGATTGGGCCAGTCAACTCCAAAAGATTTTCGCAAATGCTTTGATAATGTGTGCGAATTGTGCCCAGTGTAAATGCTGGACTGTTTTCGTTGAGAGGATTATTTTGTAAATTATCAGGCACCTGATAAAATGCAACTTTGCTGGTTTGATCACTTATCACAAGCACTTCAATAATGTCAGTAGGCACATAAGTGTTGTTCAACACAATGGTCGTACTGTCCGTTCCCACAGTATAGGTATACTTGTTGGGTTGAATAAATTGACTGCCAACATATATTTTTATTACTGGCACTGCGATTGATGTTTGAGCAGTGACCGCAATGTCCAACAAAAGAGTTTGTTGGGTGTATGTAAATTTAAATTGTTGATAAATTTGTTGTTCAGTGACAGCAGTTTGCCAACCAAGCAGCTTGGTATATGTGGTACGAGTTTGATATTGTCTTACGGAACCTGAACTGATAGGCGTCACCGTGCTGACATTGTCTGTGGTAAACGTGAATGTATCAACATAGAGATTGTTGTTGAACACAATGTCACCGACGTTGTTGATATTTAAATATTGCAATGGAAATTGCAACACTGGATCAAGTATGGTTGTATCACCTACTGCATAACTGAACAATTTGGAACCAACGAAATCTGTAGACTGATACTTGACTTCACTACCAAAGCTCACATCATCAGTGTCGTATATGTTGAACAACGGTGCTTGTTGAACTGAAGTTTTTTGTTGTGCTTGAATCCAATCAATGCCGTCATACCAAAATGTTAGTCCGGCACTGGTGTCACCGTTGATGCATACTGTAGATTCATCTACCTCAACTTCGCCATCTGTGGCTTCAGTCAACACAATAATCGGTTGTGGTATCAACGGTGCAATGGTATCTGGCGTGGCAAAACTGACCACGTAAATTTTGTTCCTGACATCTGCATCTTCATCAGCAGCAAATATAACTCGCGAGCCTTCAACCAAGGTGTAACCGTCTACAGAATAACTGGTAGCCCCTGCCACATTTGAAAATGCATCAGTTTCCACAAAGTCAATGATGTCTACAGCCGCTTTGCCCCGGGTACCCATGTTGTATAATCGTATGTCTTGGCGGAATTGTAAAATTGGTCTACTGGCTCTGGTGTACCTTTCAATTTCAGCGATCTGATTATTGTATTCAGCTGTGGCGTTGATTACATCAATATGAAACCATCTATTGCTTCTTGACCATGCGTTTTGATCGGCACTGGCACGGTTGATAGTTAAGTAATCAGGATCTGCAGGTTCTATCGCAATTGTGCTGTCTGTGTAGTCTGTAGCGTAACTTTCATACACAGTGAAATTTTCAACTGGTAACAATTCAATTGCTGTGCCAACACCACTCACATAATATTCGCGATTGCTGACAGCAATTGCATTCATAGTGCCTGTGCCTGTAGCAAGTGTGACCACAGGACCATTTGGTACTGCACTCACTGTGAATTTGAGGTTGTTTGCCGAGATTGATCTCACATAATAGGTAGTGCCAGCAACCAAGCCACCCAGAGTTGGAGAGAGGAAAATAACAGATTGCCCCGCATACAAATTGACAGCATCATAATAAGTGATATAGTTTGTACCTGCTTCGGTGGCGGTGCATGCAAAGCTGGTGGTACCGGAACCGAAACTGGAAGGAATCACGTCTCCGGTAAATCGTACTTTGAGACCATTGGTAAAGGTCACGCCGTTGGGACTGGTATAAGAATTTTGATCGATAATGTCGTTGATATTGAGATCACTACTGTTCTCAGGTTCCACAAGAACTATACGTCCAAATATTTCTGAGTTGGTTCCAGATTGATAGTACAATGTGTCTTGAACTGCACTCAATAAAGGAACGCTTCTAATTACTCCTGCTGGATCTTTGTACCATTGTGTGTTACTGTACACTGTGCCGTAACTGATTGTCCATTTTTGTAAACTGTTTATTGTGGCTATTTCTGCTAATTGGATATACACAATGCCGCTCACAGTGCTGAGTGTGATTTGATATTTTTGCGTTCTTGCAGGATTGTTGATAAAAATCAGTGTGCGATTGTCCAAATTGGTGGTTGAATCAATACCACCTGTTGAGGCAAGAAAATCAACCAAGGGTTGACCATTGATGTCATCATATGCTAATTCTGTAACCAAGTCAATGGTACCAATGCTGGTGAGATTATAGTAAAAACTTTGTGCGTCCTTGAGTGGAGCATTAAAAACAACAGTTCCAGATGCGGTACCATTGTTGGTCACGCCATACACATCTCTACTGCTGATATTTGGAGTGGCGGGGATTACTCCTGCAATTCCCGGAGCTGACTGTATGTAAAATTGGTTGATAACCTGAAAAGTATAACTGCCACCTCGCACCAGCGTAACAACAGGATTGTCTCCATTGATGCCTGAAAAATTGTACGAATCACCATTGGTGGTCACTACAAAATTGTCAGTGGTAGGAATACCAGTAGATGCCACATCCACTGCATCAGGTCCTGCTGGAATCCAGTAATATTGGCTGAAATTAATAAAAATATCAAAGTCAACAAATGGATCCCAAGAATAGTATTCACTTGAATACAATCGGTCGGGACGGTTGCCATCTCCGCCTTGAAATGTCACAGCATCATTCAATCCTGGATATGTGATGACATTTTTGATGGCATCAGTATCGGGCACAAGACTTACTATGCCCGGTTCCAGTTGATAGTCAGTGCGTGTTTTTGTGGGCTCTATCACATACTTGTCGTTGGGGTCCACACCCGGTCCCACTGTGCGTCCAATAAATCCTTGTGTTTTTCTAAAGTTGGGTTCTTGAATCAATTGATCAAGAGTGGCTGCCAAAAATTGTTTGTTTGCATCAGTCTGAAAAATTTCAGGAAGAAAATCAACGCTACGTATGTTTGCCATCAATATGATCCTCCGCCACCATTGTAGCCACCGCCACCGCCACCGCCTCCACCACTACTGCCGCCATTGCCATTTGAACTCATACTTGCACTACTACCACCTGCGGCAAAGGTCACTCCACTGCTAGATGCTGTACGAAGATTGCTACTGGTCAGTGCTTCTATAACTTCGATGTTGTTGATTGTGGCACCATTGACAAAGATTTCGCTAGGAGTTGACCGTATTTCATACAAATCACCAAAGAATTTTTGCCTATCCAACGGAACCAAGACTACTGAACTGATAATCGTGCCAAGCTGCCGGTGTAGATATGCTGCCAATTCTGAGAAATAAAATGTGTCTCCAAAATTCCATTTGTCAATTGAGAAGTAGGTGTTCATGGCAGCAACCACACTGCTTTTGATTTCACTTGAACTAGCAGTTGAGCCACTGGTTCTAATGACCTTGATGGTACCACGCAGATTGGCATCTGCTTTGGCTCCAAACAAGGGTTTAAATATCACCGAATTCAAAATAATATTGTCACTTAACATTTTGTACTCTTGCAGTCCTTGATATTCAGTTGACAATTGATCAATGGTAGGCACCAAGGGCTCAACTATGGTGCCTGTGGTATCGCGTATCCAGTTCTGATAGGCAGTGTAGTAACTCAATGTTACTACGTACAAATCAATGATATTGGTTGTGCCTGGATCAATTCTTGAAGTCAAAGGTGCATTGTGACGATATTGAAAATACAAACTTTGACGACCAATTCTAGCAATCCATTCGTCGGTGACGTTGATTAGGGTTCTGGATCCAGTCACCGTGATTGACAATTGATAAAATTCTTGAGTGGAATAGGCATAGAACACTTGACCGGGTGACCATGCACTTTTTTGCAATTCAATTGCAGCCAGCGTGGCATAGTCGCTGGTAACTACACCGGGCTCTACCAACAGATATCTTTGCAAATTGTCAAAGTCTACTGTTTTCTGTAGATAGATATATTTTTGGGTGGAATTCACCGTTGGGGCCACAATTTCACTAAAGAAGTCTGGATTGTCTGGCACGCCATCGTTGTCGCTGTCACGATATCCTACCAACACCTGAAAATCATCAACGTAGCCATCGCTCTCTACTGGTTGTCCTGTAATGGTCATGAAGACATCGCCGGGTAGATGATCTGTAGAATCTGGCTGAGTGTTCACGGCCAACACATTGATAAAGTCCTTGATCACTGTGCCTGTACGACTGTCATATATTTGGCCGCCATCATAAAAGAAAAATCTTGTGCTCAATACTGATCCAAAATAGTAAGCCAGGCCACGGAAGGTTGCTGTGTAATTTTGATTTTGTACTACAAATTGTATCAACCATGATGCATCATCGCCAGGCGCATTTTGATTAGCATATTGTTGACTCCAAGGGGCGTCTGGTGCTAGATTAGTACTGTTAATCAGATACCACGAGTAAGGTGTACCAGTAATGTCACCATTATTATCATAGCCCAGACCAAAGTTACGATTTAACAAAATTTGTTCGGCAATACTTTGCTCAATATCAACAGGGATGTCAGTTACAAACAAAGGAATTATTGTGTCAACCAAGGCGCCTGTTGGTACAAAATTGTTGAGTGTAACAGGTCCTGCTCCGGAAGGTAAGTTGCCTAATCCATTGTTGTAACCCGAGCCTTCAATGATGATGGGGCTGGCCCAAATTTCTAATGTTTGGTCTGCGGAAGTTGGGACACCTGTTTGTAATTTATTATTCTTGTCAAAATATTGACCGTCGGGTGGAACAAACTTTATCAAACTACCAACTACAGCATATTTGAATGCTGTGGTTGTGGTTGATCCCACAGGAATAGGCGAACCTGTGGGAAATGTTACTGAATACACTGCGTTCTTGAAATAGCCCGTGGTTTCATTGGCCAGAGTAGTGCTTTGTGTCCAGGACGCTCCGGTTACCCATGTTGTGCCGCCGTATGTGGGCAATGTGCTGGAAGTAACTCTAGGAAAATTTTCATAATAAAACTGTCTCATTGTGGCTGAACCAATAGCAGGTTGCACTTGATTGGTCACAAAGTCAGCAATTTCGTTACGGTTAGTATAAGTGAACAAAATGGTAGGAAGAATATTTTGTTCCCATAATCCACCATCGGCGCCAAAACTGTTGGTGCTGGAATATTTGCCGGTGTTGTCCACAAGATCAAGATAACGACTGGTACCAATTGAGGCACGATTCAGGGCTTTGCTTTTTACAATGGAATTGTATTGTGTGTATGGAAAAAGATTATAGTCTTCACCATTAACCATGCGGTCTTGTGTGTAGTACCTAGCAGGTGCACGTTGTTTGATTTGGTCAATGGTTTCACGTGCCTGGCTATTGCTAACTGGTTGAGTGATACCGCAAGTGAATGTAATGGTTTCAAGATTGCCAGCACGACTGATGTAACTGATGGGAATAGTCACACTTTGCATTTCTTCAGGATTGATGATGTATTGCAATCCGTTTGATGCACGAACATAGGCACGGAACGTGCCTACTGGAATCTCTGAAAACACGCCGTCGCCAAACACCATGGTTATTTGATCGTTTGTGCGTGATGTCACTGAATAAATTGCCCTCAGCGTTGTACCTATTTGTTCGGCAGCTGCTGAATAAATGTTTTCTGTATATTCCCATTCACGGTTTATGTTACCTACGTTGTCCAGCTGAAATAGCCAGCGATCTTCATTGTTGATTCCTTCAATATTGATGTTTACTGTGCGATTGGTAACTTTTTCAGCCAAGTTGAAATCTTGATTCTGTAACACGCCTTGCTTGAACATAAAAAAGTAACCAGTATTGGCTGACTGAAAACCCAATTGATCGTTGCGGAACAACACATTGAATGGCCGGTTGGCCTGTGGTGATGGTTCGTACAAATATGTTTCACCCACTGAGGTAGATGTCATAGCTTCAAAAGGCATGCTTACTCCATCAACAGTGGCAGTGTACGGCACAATAGGTAAGAATCCTGGCACAAGGTTAATGCTGTATTCGTTTGTATCCACACCCAAAATAGTTTGTCTATTGCCTGGACGTCCAACTTTTTGTGTGTCTACCAGGCTGGCATTGATAATGGCTGTGAATTGTTCTTGCCAATCGGGGTTGGTCTGGTCGGCCCAGTTTACCGTGAGATTGGAAAGATTAATGCCTTGGTAATCCACAACATTTTCTGTGGTGTTGATTGAAAAAACTTTGAGCAGACCCTGAGCCGCGGTATTACGTTTGGCTGTGTAACTGACCAAGTTGGCCAATCTGACCACACTGTCACGGCGCTCGGCAGTGTCTAAATAGTTTTCACGAGTGTTGAGATCTGTACGAAAGGCCAGAGCTTGCCCCATAAATGCAATTACGTCCAACAAGGCAATGTATTCTGAAGATTCAATGTAGTCATTAAATGTTTCAGGATAGTACAGGCGCAGGTAGTCCACAAAACTCTTGCGCAGGGTTTCAAAATCATAACTTTGAAAGTCAGCTTCTCGGTAGGTTTGATAGATCTGTTTCCAGTCCTCAACTCCAAATATTGCCGTTTGTCTTGTGGTTGTTGCCATTATACTGAGCCTCTATTGTTTATTTATGGATTTTAAAAACGGCTTAGTTTATACATAGCTTGCGGATCGTTGTTGTAGATCAAAAAAGATACTGAGACGTTGAGCATCGCTACTGGGTATCACTTGTAGTTCAATCTCGATCAAAATACCATTGTCCTGTGGATACACTTGTGTGTCACTGATGTATATTCTCGGATCTCCGCCGGCCACACGCTGTATTTCGTTTACAATGCCAGTTTGTAATTCTTCCAGTTGATTCTCAAACAAAAAATCCCACAACACAGTGCCATAGGCTGGACGACCGGGCAATTGCCCCTGTCGTATGTTGAATGCGTTCAATAGATCTCGTTTGATCAGTTCAAAGTCTGTGAGTGTGAACTTTTTGAATTGTCCTTGTGTGTTGAACCCAATGAATGTTTGTGCCATATGATATTTATGGGTGCTTATTCACCCTCTCCGCGTCCTTCAATCTTGGACTGTAATGCATACAACCTTTCTTTCTGTTGAGTTGATAATGCCAAAGTGGTTTGAATTTTTGCCGAAATAGCACTGACCGAAAATTCTGTGCCGTTAATTGTGGCTTGTTCGCTGGCGGGCAGAGTGGCAAACGATTCAACTATTGCTGTTGCCACAGGAACACCATTGATATTATAGTAGTTGCGGATGGCGTCACGTTCAGAGTTGAGTGCGTCATACTGAGCTTGTGTAATAGTTTGTTGATTCTCCAAGGCCGCAAATTTTGGATCCAGCGCGGCCAACTTTTGTGCAGTGGGATCAAGATAATTGTCAAAGTATGCTGTGGCTCTGTCTATGTAATCTTGTGCTGTGCCTGTTTTTGCTTTGGCCGTGTAACTGGGTACGGGTATTTTTGGATCACCAACAACTCTGGTGCTGGCCGCATCCAGTGTGGCACGATTCACTGTGTCTGATTTGGGCACAGGAATATCTTGTTCTTTAAATGCTGTGGGTATCTTGGTATTGACCAAATTCACTGCAAATGCACCATCACGCACTGCACTGGAAAAAGCCGCTTGTACCGCGCCTGTTGCGTCGCCAGGAATAGGCAGGCCTTTAGCAAATGCTTCTGTGTCAGCAATGCTTTTGGCTGCGTTCAGTGCCATGCCTGCAATACCTTGACTTGACAAATTTTGAACGGGAATGCCTATCGCACCTAGCCCTGCAACACCCTTGGTCATGAGATCCTGTTGTATTTGACTTTGTTTGCCAGCATTGCCCAGCAAATCAGTTGCACTTTTGATACCGTCCTTGCCAGTCCAGGCGGCCGGACTCTTGGCCACAGTGGCAAACAAACTGGCACCTTGTTTGGCCAGGGCAGCCACGCCTGGTTTGACATAGCCTGCGTCCTCCAATTGTTTGAGATCAAATCCAAACGATCCCAATCCTTTGTTGTTACTGAGAACATTTGATGCTTGGCTTACCAAGTTCTTTGCTTGTGCTAGTACTCCATTAACTTCTGGCACACTCATGGGACCAATTCCATTCACAGCACTATCGCCAGTGATACTGCTGGCAACCTTTGTGAAGTCAGAAGCATTGATGGGATTTGTTACTGCAAAACCAGTTATGGTCTTGTTGATAGTCTGTATAGAAGACACTGCTGTGCTTCCTTGTATCACTGCCGCACTGACCAAAGGTTGTCCTGCGTTTCCAGCACCGAATATCTTTGATATTGCGCCAGATATAGCTGACACAGCAGGGCCCACTGCTGCGGTCAGTCCCGCCGCTGTTGCGGCCAAAGATCCACCAAGTGCTCCGCCAGTTGCTCCAAGTGCAGTGCTGATTGATCCTATAGAAGCAACGCTGCCAACGTTGTCAAGAGCTCCTGCAAGTCCACTTTGCGCCTGAGACAATGGTCCTTGTGCAGAGGCAAGACCGTCGGCTGCTTGTGAAGCAGCAGAGAGACTATCACCTGGTTGAAATCCCACTAAACTACCTGTTGCATCTTGTTTTTTAAACACAGCTTCGGCTTGTTCTCTAGTGAGTCCTTGAGGACCTTTAATACTGAATAATTTGCCGTCACTGCTGGTA